GAGGAACCTTGGGAACTAGCCCTAGTCGGTACTCGTTTGATGACTCATTGGTCAGACGGGGAATCGCAAAAACTAAGGGAAAGTTCAGGACTGTTACTATGCAGTCCGCAAGGGTCAAGAAAATACTCCGACCGATTCACGAGACTCTTTACGACCACCTGAGTAAATCAGGTTGGCTGGTGAGAGGTGACGTCTCGCGCGAGGACTTCGAGGCCGTCTTCAATGACGTGCGGAAGGGCGAAAAGGTAATAAGTGGTGACTATACTGCAGCCACTGACAATATCTACCATGAAGCCGTGACCGCCATCGTTGACGTCCTTGCGGAGTCGCGCTTCTTGAGCGAGGAAGAAAGGAAGGTACTTGTCGGTTCTTTTACGAATCTCCGATGGGTAGGTAGTGGCTATTGTGATCTTGATGTCGAAGACCGCCATCACGCAACACAGCACCCCATTAAAAGGGGGTCAATGATGGGAAACTTGGTAAGTTTTCCTCTCCTGTGTTTGCTGAACAAGGCGTGTTTTGACATAGCCACCGATATCTACCACGGAGAGGGCGAGAGAAGAATCGGCAGGTTTAATGGCGATGATTGTTTATTCGCCGGAAGTGAAGGTTTTTTTGCGCTTTGGCGTAGGATAACCGGATCCTACGGTCTCGTCGTTAACGAGGAAAAGACAGGGATAGAGGACCACTGGGCTGACCTTAACAGTCAGCCTTGCTCGTCTCTCCGTAAAGGACTCAATCCTAAACCTGTTCTCGGTTTCCTCCGACCTTTCCAGAAGCAGGCTGACGGTATGTTGAAAGACGTGTGTGACAGCATTAAGGGTTTACGCCGGGATGTCCAGGCATGGATCCTTAATGTCGCAATGAGACACGAGATCTCCTTGAGACCTTTGTGTGTCACCGATCTTCCTAAACGTACTGTTCAGTTCCTACTCAAGAAGTCTTGGTTCCGCCGCGCGATTTTTTTGGGACCTGCCCCTACAAAGGAAATGGGAGTTAAGAGAACCCCTGATGTTGTTGTCGCTAATCCCCCTTATGAGGAACTCTATGAGTTCGTGACTCAATGGGGGAGGCTAGAAAAAAAGAAGTTTGTCGAGGCTTGGGAGGGAGTACCGTTACACGGAGGTGCTCCTCACCCTACGTTACCAGGAATGGTGATAAAGGGTGGCCCTCATCAAGTCCTCCTTGACTCGAAAAACTTCGTCGAGAACAATAAAGGGGTCCCGACTCCCCCACAGAAAAAGAACCTCGGTGTCGAGGTGTTTTGGCAATTCGTATGGCCTTCGGAGGCTTATCAATTTATCTCCGAGAGATACCCCGAATGGATCCTTACGGACGAAGACTGCCTAAACACTCCGGAATTGACCGATCACCCATTCCTCCAACCTAAGACTAGGTTCGTGGAGACAGGTGATACACCGTGGTTCGCAGAAAAAAAAAGAATTCTTTTCTCACCGCCATCCCTCCCGTTGTCATTAAAATCTGGTGGTATGCTATTCCCCCGGAAAGTCGATATCCCTCGTCAACCGAGGCCTAAGAGGCCACGTCGGTTGGGTGATTTTTTGGACTCTCGGGTTAAGCGTATCCTCAGGAGTTGACTAGGAGCGTAACGCGGTGGTTTTATTAGTTGGGAGAGATTCTCCCTTTTCATATTTTTAGTTTGGACGCCTTACGGGTCCTTTTTCTTTTTCTTTTGTACGGCAATGAAAGGGTTGGTTGTAAGACTGGATAGTCTTTTCGTGCGTTTCTTGCGTTTAGGATTGGGGGTAGGTTCGCCTATCGGAGACTGCGAGTCTCTACCCGGGTACGCAACAATCCGGACCATTAGTATTAGCGACGAGGGTTTACCTGACCCTTTCTGTCGTCTTTTTTCGCGTTCGTGTGGCCAGCGATGGGCACTGTAAAGAGGCCTCTTGGGGTCTGTAATCCCTGTAATCAGCTGTCTAAGCAAGATTACAGGTTTGAAACCCTTACAAAGTCTCGACGGACAACCAGCGTAATTAGATGTTCGGACTGGGAGCGAGGGTTGTAATAGCGTACGTGTACGCACCTCTGGCTTCCCTCTCGTTTCACGCTAACGGTTGAGCAAAAGGAATGGATGATAAGTACGAGTCTAGCGGCCATCATAGACCTATTAGTACTTGTCGGAAGAAGGAGGAGATTAGGATAAAATAAGGCCAGCCTTACGGTAAATATGAAAAGCTCGCCAATGAAAAACCAACATAAAACATTTAACTCCTATGCACTACAGGAGAGGCCGATGTAAAATCGACCAGTGAATGCGAAAGCATGGTACGTCCCGCGCCCTGCTGGG